TTCCTCAAGATTAACAACGGATTCAAAATTGAGTACCCTTGCGCCCATTGTGGCCCGATGGGTAGACGCTACGCCCGATTGGTAGCGAATTGTAATTTTGAATTTGGCTTGTGGGGTTTGCTGATTTGCGATTGAAGGCTCCGAAGCTCCCGTTGGCATAAGAGAAGCCCAAACTGTCGAATATGTTGTCCAAGTTCGCGTTGGTTGGCCGTAGGAATCCAAGGCATCCGTAGAGGATTGCAGCTCAAGCCGTTCGCGCAAATCGCCAATTGTAGGCATTACTGATAATCACCGGTTCGGTAAATTTTAAGAATCGAATCAACCGCCAAAGCTATTTCCGAACCAACGGAGCCCACGGCCTCCCGGTTTTCGTACCAATGGCCAACCAACAACAAAACCGCAGTTTTTAGCAATGGTGGAACGGTAGAGGCCGTTGGCCCATAGCCCGCGACAAAATCAATGGAAACGGCCTTGGCTTTTCCCGCTTGCGTTAACGGCCAATAGATTTGAGGCGGCAAATAAAGGCTAGGGGGGTTTTCGGCCAAATCAACTTCATAATCGGTATTTTCAACCAAAGTAATTGTATTGCCTTGTTGGTCAACATAATCAACGGCCGGCATAGCATAGGCATAGTTACCCCCCTGGGCAATATCTACGGCCGGGCTACGGGGCAGCTTAATCGGGCCATCGGGGAATGTATCAAGCCTTAGCCGATAGGTGGTGTAAATCAATGTGCGCCGAGTAGTGCGCTCTATGTGATCGGTAGCGGCTTGGATCAATCCGGCAATCAAAGAATCTTCGTTTGAGCCATCAACCCGTAGGTAGGTTTTTGCATCCGCTAACGGAACGGCCAACGCAACGGGAGGAGTGACAACCGCCAATGACATTAGCGTTTCTCCCGCGTTTTCCTTGCTTTTTCTTCGGGAATTTCTTTTTGAATCGGGGCCGGGGCAACATCAATAGCCACCCCGGCCGCAATGAGGCGCGCGCCCTCATCCTCCCCTACCTCTATTACCTCCCCGGCATCAATAAAGTTAATCGGGTTGGCAAGGCAGGTGAGAAGTTGGACGCGCATAAAACCCCCTAGATTAGTGGAGAATGTGCTTGATGGCGGCTGAAACAAGCACCTTAGAGTCGGAACGGGAAAGAGCCGTGAAAGCCACTTGGCCGTATTCCCCGTAACGCTCATCCATGCGGATAATGTTGATATCCTGGGCATCCCGAATGACAAACTTGGAATAGTCGCCAAAAAGAACGGTTTTCTTAGTGGCAACAATGGTCGAATCCATTGAATTATTCACAATAACCGGATACCCCAAAAGGCGATCCGGTTCGCCTTCCCGATAGCTTTCGGTAAAGATCGGGCGCAGTTGGGAATCTTTCAGCTTGCGGATGGCAAGCAAAATAGAGTCGTGAACCATCCAAGCCCCGTTGGTTCGGTACGCCCGATCAACGCTATGAAGCAAACCCAAAAGATCATCAACCGCAAGGGCCGTTGGGCTTGCTGCATCAACGCCCTTGGTTGATCCGGTAACAATTCCCTGTGGTTGGCTTGCGCCGGTTCCCGTCGTGAAATGATCGGCTTGAATGCGGCCGATTCTTTCGCCAAGGGCTTGGCCTAGGAAAGCCGGAAGGTCAATAGCGGAATCCTGAAGCAGTTCAACGCTGACAAGCACAAGCTTTGCGCTGTACTTGTACGCATTCAGGCTTACCTTGCTAAATGTAAAATCCTGAGCGTTGAACGCCGTATTTTCCGCGATAATTTCACCCTTGTTTGCGGTATCGTTGCAAACCGGGAGATCAAGCGGGTTGCCCGTAGCCGTACGCAAAACTTGAGCAACGGATCGGACATTTGCGTAATCTAGCAATTGCTGCTCAAGGGTTGTTGAAAGAGTAGTTGGCACCAAAAACCCACCGGCCGAATTGGTGCCAATGCTCTGGGCGCGGGCCTCGGGCTCATAGGCGCGGGCCTCGGCCGCGTTCCTCGGGGCCTTTGTGAAAAGCTTGGCAATACCGTTTTTGCCAACAAGATCAACGCCAAGCCGGCTTGCAGCCGCCCGATGTTCGCTTGTGGCAAGGCCGGCCGATTGGAGGGCCCAACCGCGAAGAACCAAATCCTTGTCGCGTGCCGCGCCGCGATCATTCAAATCACGAACAAAAGCGGGAGCTTTGCGGCCGGTTCCGCGCCGTTCGGCATTTTCAAGGGCTTTCACAAGCCGGATTTGAGATTCGGCAAGGGCCCTACCGTTTGCCTGGGCTTCCGGCATGGGAGAAGCAACCGGGGCTTCTTCTGGTTGTTCTTCGCTTGCCAAGTGGCTTTCAATATCACCAATCCGGGCATCAAGTTCGGCAACCTTGGCTTGCAGATCGGAAAAAGCTTGGGCTTCTTCCGGGCTCAATTCGCGGGTAGCCATTTCGGTAATCTGCGCAACCAATGCGCCCCGCTCGGCAAGAGCCGCCCGGATTTCAGTTAAACTCGGCATTTAGAAACCTCCAAAAAAAAGGGATTGTCAAAAATCTACTAAACACTCGGCACGATTAAACGGGCTTTTGCCATGCCCTAGGATATTTGACGGCCAACGCCACCATGGCCCGTTGTTGCATGGCCCGGGTTCCATTGATTGCGTGAAGCATTCTTAGCGCGGCCGTCGTGTCAGGATAAGCCGGAATGGCCACAACCGAAACTTCCACAAGCCTTACATCCTTGAGCGTTCTTAGCCTCAAGCCATCTTCTGTTGTCCCATCCCATGAATCGCCATTGGGAGGAACCGTAAACGCAAAAGACATTTGGGAAATATCACCACGGGCCATAAGGGCCTTGAGATCGTTGGCATAGCTTGTTTCGGGCAAATCAATTTCAACGCGCAACCCGGTTTTGTCCGTGCCAATTTGCAAGGTTCCGTTAGACCTACGGCCCAAAACCTTGCCGCTTTCATGGTCAACCAAAGCCCGAACATCAACATTTTGCTTGATCGAAAAATCAAAAGCGGCCGGGTCAATTCGTTCTCTAAAACCGCCCAAATCCTCAGACAATGGCCCAAAAACGGCCGCATACCCGACAACCTTGGAACCCGCGTTCTCAAGGAAACCGCCAACCCGTTTTTCCATCATCGGCTTGACTCCCTTGATAAATTCTTTTCCTCAAATTCATCTACACGGGCCAAATGGTTTGCCGCGTCAACATCAAAATAAATGTTGTAATATCGCCAATTCCCTAAATGCCCTATTACGAAATGGCAATCGTTGCATACTGTTCTGAGGTTTTCAGGTTCCAATTCTTTTTCCGGGGCAACCGATACGGGTATTAAATGATGCACCGTTAGATTAAACTTTTGGCCGCAACATTGACAAAACTTATTGCTGGCCAAATGCTTGGCCCTCAATTCTGGCCAATGACTTGAACGCGGCCGGCCCTCCCAAATTGCTTGAATTGGCTCATTCATCGGTATCGGCCGCCATGATTTGTTTGACCAATTTTCCGGCCCAGGCCTCCCCGGGATCGCCTCCCCACAAAGCCCAGGCGATTCGGCCGGCCGATGGAAAACCGCTTTCGCCCGAGCTCCACCCCTCGCCCTTTTTGTCGGATTCATGGCGGGCAAAATACGAATACATCCGCTTTGCCGTGTCAGGCGAAACATTCCGGCCGTTGCTTAAATCTCGGGCCCGCGCAACCCCAACTTCAGTCCCTCCCCGGCCGTATTCCTCACGCCATGCTAGGCCCTTGGCGGCTTCCTCCCTAACGCCTTGAGGCGGAGAAAAATCAATGTGGTCATATTTTGCCGCAACCGCCCTTGCGCCCTTGGCTACCCACCTGAATTTCCAGACCGGAGGCCCTTCATCCCTGGGCTCCAAATACCGTTCTTTTTTGATGCCGCAAATACGGCAAGAATTGGTTGCATTGTGCGGGCATCGGTCTATTTCATGCGCCGTCATTTGTTCGGCAAGTTCATGCGCGGCCGCGTCAAAATCGTTTTCTTGGATTGCATTGGAGCCCCCGGCCCCAGGTTCGGGTTGGGCGGGCGGGAGGGCTTCACCCGATCCCAAGGCCGGGGTTGACGATGGGGCACTAGGGCCCATTGGCGCATTAAGCGGTTGCATATTGAGCGGTTGGAGAAAAACTTCCCCGCCTGGTATCGGCTCAAGATTTTCCAACGCCCTGATTTCATTAACAGAAAGCCAACCCCAATTCCTACCTACGGCATAGGAATTGTATCGGGTTGCTTGATCGGCCCGCAAAATTGCATCAACTAGAAATTCCGCGTAATAGTTTGATCTTTCCCATGGCATTAGCAATTTGGCCGATATCTCTTGTTCCCACCTTATCAACCATGGGCGCAGGGTTTCGCTAATAAATACAAGGTTTTCGGCCTCAATTGAAGCGTAGCCCGAACCCGGAACCCGTAGCTTGGATAGCGGTAAATTGAACCATCGGGCTACTTCCTGCACTTGATATTCGCGGGTTTGCAGGAATTGAGCCTCGTCGGGCGGGAAGCCCAATGATTGCCATTTCATGCCTTCCTCTAGCACGGCAACCCTATGAGAATTGGAAAGCCCGGAATGAATGCGTTCAAAATCATTTCGTAGGCGTTTTGCGGCATCATCCGAAAGCGTTCCAGGATGTTCAAGAACCCCGCTAGGCCTTGCGCCCGAACCAAAAAGCCTTGATCCAAATGTTTGCGCCGCCATACCCAACCCAAGGCTTTCGCGGGCCTGATGCACCGGGCTATAGCCAACCAATCCATCAAATGACAAACCCCGAATATGAAATACATTTCGTGAATCTAGCGTATGGTTGCCCAATTGCGGGTGGCGATATTCGTAAATCACTTCACCCGTTTCGGCCATTACGGGGTAGACCATATTTGGCGGCAATATCCAAAGATTTGCTGGAACGCCCGCAGAATTTCGTTCAATTTCCGCGTAGCCGTTGCCATGGGTCAAGGCATGGGCTTGGATGGTTTCGCGCCAACACAAGGCCGGAATGTTAGGGCATGGCATTGAATGCAGCACGGAATAGAGCGGGTGATCCGTTGCCCGTTTTCTTCCGTTGCTTTCGCGCCGGTATAAGTGCAATGGGAGGCTGGCTATGCCTTCCGAGATAACCCGAACCGCGCCCCAAACGGCCGCGTAATTTAACGCGGTTTGTTCGGTTACAATTACGCCCGATTCGGATTCGTTGCCCCCAAAAAGGGCAACTAATGCGGGGTCGCGCAACGAATAGGTAGCGCGCCGCTCTAAGCCTAGCCTAGTCCGTATCCAATCAATTACGGTTCCCATGCCGCAAAATTACCCAATTATCTACACGATTAGAAACATGGTAAAAAATTAGGAAAAAATCGACACAATCAAAGAACCCGGCAACCCCGAGATTCATAAACGCTACCAGCTTTCTCTATTTGCCCGGCCCGCGCCCGGGCTACCGCCATGATTGCGGCAATTGCCATATCTATTTTTTCGCTTGATTTGCGCTTGCTAGGTTTCAGGTTGCCGGCCGCGTCCGATTCAACAACCATGTTTCCGATACACCATTTTAGAGCGGGTTGCCCGTCATGCCTTAGTTTGCGCTGCAACGCTAGGGCCTCAAAATCTTTGGTTGCCGGGCTCATGGTGGCAAAACCTTGACCAAATCCCACAACCGCCATTCCGTCATGTTCTACCAATTGATTCACTAAATGCGTTGAGTTCCAACGGTCTACCGCAATTTCTTTAATACGAAACCTTGTAGCCAATTCCTTAATCTTGACCCGGATTCTGTCATAGTCGATAACCTCACCATCGGTTTGAATAATGTGGCCTTGTTTGGCCCAAATATCAAACCGCGTCCGGTTGCGCCGTTCGCGTTCCTTGATTGCGCCGGTTGGAGCCCAAGCGAATGGCAAAAGCCAGATTTCCTCACCGATTGGAAAAGCCAAAACCAACGCGGATAGGTCAGTTGTTGAGGATAGGTCTAGTCCCGCATAGCAAACCTTGCCGTTCAAATCAGGCATTGGCCCCGCGCATTCATCCCATTTTTCTAGGCTCATAAAGCGGGTTGATGATTCAGTCCATTGGCAAAGATGCAGTTGCCGAAATGTCATTTCCTCCCCTGGGCTAACCCGGGCGCGCCTTACCGCTTCCTCAAAATATGCGGGCTTTATTGAAATGCCAAAATTCGGGTTGGCCTTGCGCCAAATTTGTTCATCCTTCCAGTCATCTTCGGGGCCGGCCGCGTAGATAACCGGAAGGAAAGTTGGATCAATTATTGTTCCATCCCTTACGCCAATTGCGTATTCGTGAACCTCCCAACATATTGAATCGCGGTCATGCCCGGCCGTAGTGATCGCAAAAGTTAAGGGTTGTCGTCGCGCTCCAACCGATGTACGCAAGGTATCCCATAATTCCCGGTTGGGTTGGGCGTGCAATTCATCAAAAATGATTGAATGACAATTTAGGCCATGTTTTGTCGCAGATTCGCTAGAAAGAGCTTTGTAAATCCCACCTTTGTGGGTTCGTATCTCGTTTTTGTGTACAACGCATAATTGCGACAAAGTTGGCGATCTTTGCACCATTTGCGCGGCTAAGTCAAAGCATAGTTTTGCTTGATCGCGGTCAGC